GCTGGCCTCTTTGCAGATTACCTGGCCTGTTGACGATGAGGTGTGATGATGGAGCCGGTAGAGATTGACCCGATCAAGTACGGTGCAATGTGGCAGCGCGTCAATGACTACGAGCGTCGATTCGAGGTCATCGACAAGAAGCTCGACAAGATGGAGCGCCAGATCGAGGAGCTGCTTGCCCTCGCCAACAAGGGCAAAGGCGGCTTCTGGATGGGTATGACGATTGCCAGCAGCGTGGGTGCTGCGGTGGCGTGGATCGCGGGGCACTTCAAGGGGGGATGAAATGATTGACCCGATCACCGCATTGGCTGCAGTCTCGAGTGCGGTCAACCTGGTCAAGAAGGCAGTGGCCACTGTCCAGGATGTGCAGTCTTTAGGCCCGGTGCTCGGCAAATACTTTGACGCCAAGGCCCAGGCCATTGAGGTGGTCGAGAAGTCAAAGAGCGGCGGCTTTCAGGGTTCAGCGCTTGGCAAGGCGCTCGAGCTGGAGATGGCTCTCGAGCAGGCCAGGGAGTTTGAAGAACAGGTCAAGATGCTGTTCTTCCAATCCAACAAAATGGATGTCTGGCTGCGGATCACAGCCCGCGCCAAGCAGATGGAGGCCGATGCGGCAAGGGCTGAAAGCAAGCGCAAGGCAGAGGCCAAGCGGAAGAAGGCAGAGATGGATGACGCGATCCTGATCATTGCTGCTGTGTCTGCTACCCTGCTGGTGCTGGGCATCACCTTCTACTTTGTTTTTCAGGCACTGCAAGTGCAACACTGACATGACCAGATCAGAACTTGAGATCTTGATCAAGGGCCGGGCAGCTGTGACGGTCACGGCGTTTGCTGCTTTGCTGGCCATCAATACCATGCTGGGCAACAGCAACAGCAGCAAGGTGATGACCAATACCATTCAGGCCAATAACGTCTGGGCGTGGTACCAGGCCAAGAACATCCGCTCTGTGCTCAACACTGCCATGGCCGACATGGTTGAGTCTGATGACATGACGAAGAAGGACGCGCAGCTGGTGCAGCATTTCCGTCACGAGGTGCAGCGGCTGAGAAACGATCCAGAGGACGGGATGCTGGCGCTGTCGGCCAGGGCCAAGGCGCTCGAGGCAGAGCGCGACAAGGCGAGGGAGCGCAGCCCGTACTACACCTGGGCTGGCTCGGCGCTGCAGCTTGGGATTGTGCTTTCAACCGCAGCCATCCTGGCTGTGACCATGCCGCTGTTCTGGGCCAGCGTGGCGGTGGGTAGTGTGGGCGCTGCCCTGATGGCCTTTGCATATCTAGGAGTCTGACATGCTATCTCTTATCTCTACCCTCGGCGGTCTGCTGATCAGCGGCTTGCCTAAGCTGCTGGAGTATTTCCAAAACAAGAGTGACCAGAAGCATGAGCTTGCCCTGGCTCGCATGCAGACGGAGCGCGAGCTGCAGATGGCGGCTCAGGGTTTTGCTGCACAGCAGCGGATTGAGGAGATCCGTACCGACCAGGTGATGATGCAGACCGAGGCGCAGATGACTGAGGCCGCACTCAAGCACGATGAGAAGGTGCTCGAGAAGGCGCACAAGTGGGTGGCTTCCTATGTTGGCACCGTGCGTCCGACCGTGACCTACATCTTCGTGATCGAGCTGGTGCTGATCAACTTCTTCATGGCCTTCTATGTCTGGAACCACTCGGAGCTGATCAAGAGTGTGGATGACATCATCAAGTATTCTGATCTGATCTTCTCCAGCGATGAGATGGCCATGCTGGGCGGGATCATTGGCTTCTGGTTTGGATCGCGTCAGTGGGGCAAGAAGTGAAACTGAGCAAGGCCGGCGCTGATCTGATGCACCGCTTTGAGGGGTGTAGGAACAAGCCCTACCTGTGCCCGGCGCACATCTGGACTATCGGCTATGGCCATGTCCTATACCAGGATCAGATCAGGCTACCCATGGTGGCCACTGAGGGCAAGATCGCCAGGAAAGATTACCCACTGAGGGCAGAGCATGCAAGAGTCTGGAGCAAGCAAGAGATCGAGGAACTATTCGCTTCTGATGTCGCGTCTTTTGAACGCGGTGTTCTTCGACTTGTTCCCGCTGTGGTTGGCCGTCAAGGCAGCTTTGACGCTCTGGTCAGCATTAGCTTTAACTTCGGTCTAGGCAACTTGCAGCGATCGACCATCCGCATGAAGGCCAACCGAGGCGATTGGGAGGGCGCAGCAGAGGCGTTCATGCAGTGGACGAAAGGCGGCGGCAAGGAACTGCCTGGGCTGGTGCGCCGCCGCAAGGCAGAGATCGAGTTATTTCTCTCCGATTAGTGCTCCAAGGGCGGCCAGCCGCTTGCTGTAGGCTGCCATGTGACGCACCCTCTTGACGGTGTCCACCCGCTTGAGCGTGGCATCGTTGGCCTCCTGCAGCTCACGCAGCAGGGTCATCCGCTCCCTGGGCGGGCGCTTGCCTGCCATGGCGGTTTTCTCGGCAACGGCTTCGTAGGCGTCGGCCCATTCATCCAGGCTGGCATGCGTACTGAATGGTTCTGTCTTGCCTGGCACCATCACCCCGTAGCCCACCACGCCCACCGCTGCTGGTTCTTCCTGCACCGTCGCCTCGGGGATGTCCACAACCTCGAACTGCTCGAGCATCTTGTCGGCAATGTTTATGGCCTCATCCAGCGCCTTCAGCCCCTTGTCAATTTTCTTGTTGGCCAGCTCCTCGGCCTCTGTGTCTTGGGCGAATGTTTCTGCAATGACCGCAGGGTCGCTGGTGGTGGTCGGCGCTGCAAGCGCGTCCAACGGGTTGGCCGGCGGTTGTCTCTTATTGACAGCTGAATTAGGAGACAACCCCTCTGCCGGGTAGTCCTGGGCCTCCTCGGCGGTGATCAGCCCCTTGAGCACATCAGGGAAGGCGTCGCGCAGCGCGAACCCCCTGGCCCGCATCTGCATCATGCGCTTGGGGTATGCCTGCCACGGCCCCTGCTTGCCCCACAGGCCGGCCCGCTTGGCGTCCTCGACGCTGAACTTGGCGGTTACTGGCTTGCGCCCCTTCCGCTTGGCCACGCAGACCGCAATAGGGTTCTGGGTGCCTTCGTTCTCAAAGTATTCCTCGACATCCTCGCAGACCGGGCTGGCCTGCACCAGGGCCATGGCCGCATCGCCGTACACGCTTGGCTTGCCGTTGATCACGGCGATGTTCTGCAGCGCCTGCATGGGGGCCAGGCCCATCTCATAGCCCCACTGCACACAGACCAGGATGTCCTGGGGCTTGCCTTGGTATGCCTTGGGCACCATGCTGCTGTTGGCCAGCATGTCAGAAAAGCGCATGGCTTCGTCAAGAGTGGCGGGCGCAAAGCCCTGTCGGTTAGTGGTTGTCAATTGCATTGTTGCCTCCTGGAAAGTATTGACGCATGGTTTCAAAGACGAGGGCCACGATGGCCGTCACGATTTCGTCGGCATCCTCTGCCGTACATTTCTCAATGTTGAACCGCACTGCATCCACAGCACGGCGGTGTGCCTGCAGCAGGCGATCTTCAGGGTGCTCTGTCACTTCAGCTCCTTGATTGATACGTTGGCCAGCCTGATTGTGTAGGCTTCCTTGGCCGGCACAGTCTTGGCAGGCTGCGCCTGGTAATACCTGGTCGGCCACTTGATCTGCCACTTGCCGGCCAGACCCACGGTGGCATGGCCCATCAGCTTTTTTAGCTGCTCCTCGGCCTTGGTGATTTCCTCCTCATTCTTCTTGTTGACGCCCCGCCAGTAGGCAATCTGGTCTGCCAGCACTGCGGCCTCACCAGGCAGCTGCACAGGTTCCTCAACGGCTGGATACATGCCCCGCCCGTCTGGCCACTTCTCCTTGTCTGCCGGCGGGTAGTACTCCACCGTGCCGGTGGCCTTCCATGCGTCCAGCCGGCGCTGGAAGTCGGTGGCCACCTGGGCGATGCGATCGACCGTGCCCTGGTGTGGGGCGAATAAAAACACCCGCAGCTCGGTGCCACGGTAGAGCACACAGACGGCGCCCCACTTGGCCTTGATGATGTCCATCTGGGCCTGCAGCTGCACCACGCCGCGCCACAGCGGGGGCACATCCTCGACATCCATGGCGGTGAGCTTGCCCTCGAGGACGCCGATGCCGTCCAGGGTGATGCTGTCCTGGCCAACCACATAAATGCCAGCCTCGGCGTCTGTCCTGATGACCTGGCCCCGGCCATCTCCAGTGCCGTCCAGGCTGCAGCACAGGGGCAGGCTGTCGTGGAACCTGGCCTCCGGGTGATCGGTGACTAGGTCGGCCAGCTCAAGCCGGCGGGCTGACTCGGACAGGATCAGCGGCTCCATCATGTTGCCCCACTCCATGGCTTCCTTGGCCTCGAACTCTGTCTCCAGGCCGCGCAGTGCCAGGATGCTGGACTCAAGCTCATCATTGGGGCTTGAGTACCGGCTGATGCCCATGACGCCTGGCAGCCGGCTGGCTGACAGCATGGTGTTGGGGGTGACTTTTCCTACCATTATTTTTTCCTCGCTTTCAGGGTGTATTGGGCAATGTGCTTGCCCGTTGGGGTGACGACGGTTTCGGTGTGTATGTCATGGCCACTGGCTCTGAGGTCTGCGATCCTGGCCGCCAGGCGAAAGCAGCCGGCTTGCTGCAGTGCATCAATTGCGGTGACCGGGCCGCGCTCGAGCATGGCCAGTATGTCCTGGCACTGGCTCATTGCATGACCTCCTGCTGTGTGTGGTTGAGGCGCTGGTATTCCTGGGCCTGGGCCTCCCGGCTTGGCGGCTGCCAGCCAAACCGCAGCCATGTCTTGGTGACATCAGTGGCCGCTGCCGGGGTGTAGGGTTTGCCCTGCATAAGGGATTGAGATGGGACTATTGGAGTTCCGTGCGGCATGTCAAACCCCCGCCCCGAGTATGACGCCGATGAGAATAAATACGGCCACGGTGGCCGCAGCATACAGACTGTCCATGATTGCCTTTCAGTTGGTTGAGAGAAGGGTTGCGACCTGGCTGGGGTGCCAGATGGTGCTGCCGCGGGCGGTCTGAACACCGCGGGCAGAGAGGGCTGCAGCGATCTCGCGCAGGGTAGTGCAGCCGGCTGCCTGGATCTGGGCCAGGATGGGCTGCATGCGGGCCTGGAAGGCTGCTGCACGGGCCTGGATGGCCGCGTTGCCTGCAGCGCTGCCGGCGGTGGGATTGCCGCTGCCCAGGCGCACGCCACGGGCCTTGGCGGCCTGCAGCGCGGCACGGGTACGGCGGCTGATCTCCTCGCGCTCATGCTGGGCAACGACGGCGCGGATGCCGAACTCGAGGGTGCCGGCGTGCGGCATGTCGGCCGCCACGATCTGCACGCCAGAGTCGCGCAAGGTCAGCAGGAAGGCGGCCTGACGCGAAAGCCGGTCGATCTTGGCAATGAGCAAGGCTGCGCCAGTAGACTTGCACAAGGCGATGGCAGCGGCCAGCTGGGGCCGGTCATCATTCTTGCCAGACTCGATCTCGGTGAAACTGTGGATGATGCTGTCAGCGTAGGCTTTGACGGCTGCCTGCTGGGCCTCCAGGCCAAGGCCGCTCTGGCCCTGGCGCTCGGTGCTGACGCGGTAGTACGCGATGTAGGTGGCCATGATCAAGCCTCCTTGGCTGCATTGATGATGGCCTGCATCTCGGCTGACTTGTAGCCAGCGAATGCTTCATCGAAGGTGCGGAAGTAGCGGCCATTGGCTTTCCATGCTTTGTGCGATGCGTTCTTGCAGCACACGTTGATATAGCCAGCCTTGCTGATGTAGATGTGCGCGGAGATCTTGCCGCAGTCGGCCTCAAGATACTTGCCGTTTTCGACTGCTTCTGCGCGGGTAATGAGAACTTGCATTTTGAACTCCTGTTTCTCGGTGGTTCTGGTGTATCACCGCGATACACCGTGCCGCCATTATAGCCACAGGTTTCTGGCCGTCTGGCGTAGGTGTTTACCCTAAGACAATGGCTACAATGGTCGCTGCCATAATGTTGCACTCTGCAATACAGGAGTCATATGGAAACGAACCGACCATTCATGATGCGGCTGCAGGCCAGCACTCGAGAGCTGCTTGACCGAGCGGCCAGAGATCAAAGGCGCTCGAGGGCCAGCATTGTTGATCAGCTGATCCGAGACAACTTGAGCCGGCGCTACGCTGATGTGCATGACAGGCTGGACAAGCTGCTGCAGGGCACAAAATGACGCACCAGGAGGCCAACAAGCTACTGGACATGGCAAAGGATGGCCAGCCTATACCAGAGGATGTGATGGCCGAGGCGCTGTTCCTGACGGGGGATGCTGCCAGTTGGCAAGATGTGCCCTGCCAGGACATCGAGGCGTTCCTGGCCGATCTGAGAAAGGCGGGGCTACTATGACTCCATGCATCCTGGCCCTCGACCTGGGCACCACTACGGGCTGGGCGCTGCGGCCCACAACCGGGGCGATCGCGCACGGCTGGATGTCTCTGAAGGGCGGCCGGTACGAGGGCGGTGGCATGCGCTACCTGCGCTTCAGTCGCTGGCTGCACGAGATCTACGGCACCGCAGGCGACATCAATGCGGTCTATTTCGAGGAGGTGCGCCGGCATGCCAGCACCGATGCCGCGCATGTCTACGGCGGCCTGATGGCCACGCTGACCGCCTGGTGCGAGAGCAGGAACATTCCCTATGAGGGCGTGCCTGTCGGCACCATCAAGAAGCACGCTACTGGCAAGGGAAACGCTGACAAGGCGGCCATGCTGGCGGCCATGCAGGCCAAGGGGCACCCGGTGACAGATGACAACGAGGCTGACGCGCTGGCGCTTCTGCACTGGGCAGCAGAGCAATGAAGTGTCCAGTGTGTGCAGCCTGGACGGAGATCAAAGAAACGCGCCGCCGACCAGAGAACGAAAAGTACAGGCGCTATGAGTGTGGCAACGGTCACCGCTTCACCACCATGGAAAGGGTGTTGAAGGTGATCAAACCGAAGGAGAAGAAGGGATGACAGACAGAGAACTGATGCAGCAGTGGCTGCGCCCGGGAGCAATCGTTCCGGTGGATATGAACACAGTGCGAATCCTGATAACTGCCCTGCGCGAGAGGCTGGCGCAGCCACAACGGACGCATTGGGAAGGGTGCGAGGAAGTGCATCCTGAGTGCAGAAAACCGGAGCAGGAGCCGGTGGCGCACGTTTATTTGTTTGAGCCAAATGGTAGACCACGGGTTGCATGGGACAACGCCAATGGCATCAAGATCGGCGATAAGTTGTACACCTCCCCACCACAGCGCCAGTGGGTCGGTCTGACGAGAGATGAGGTGTTGGACATTGAAGATGCCGCAAAACACCCGTTGGATTTCGCCCGGTCCATCGAAGCCAAACTCAAGGAGAAGAACACATGAAACCACTGAGCAAACTACATCAAGAAGCCGTTCTCAAAGCCAAGACCGAGCAGGAAAAGATCAAGGCTGCTGCCACTGCCATGATTGAAACGCCGATGGACATGATCCGCGCCATCCTTCTCAAGCACGAGCAGGCGGTCATTGAGGTGATGCGTGAGTTGGCGAAAGAGCGTGACCGAGCGCGTGAACTGCTGGAGCGTTGCGAGAACGAGATGCGCTACGCCGGGTGGACTAAGTATGAGTCTGACAACAGCGCAAGGAACGGTGTGTATGAAGATGTGAAGGAGTTTTTGAAATGAGTGGAGATCACAACATGAACCAAAATGACTTCAAGCCAGACTGGGATGCGATAGGCGTCATGGTTGCTGAACAGCAGCGTATGGCGACCGAGATAGACGGGTTGAAGTGGCGACTGAAGTCCGTAAACACAGCAGCGATGAACCTGACCCACGACATTGTGTGCATGGAGGTTGACAACGATGAACGCCTAGACCGTGACAGGGTTATGGGGCGCATCATGCAGTGGCGCAATCAGTGGGACAAAGCCATGCACAACAATCCGCCAGCCATCGGAATCTACACCAAGGGCGTCATGGCAGAGCGCCAGCGCATCGTCAACCTGCTGATGATCCAGCACGAGGCGGCAAAAGGAGCGCACAACTACTGGCACGTTGCAGCGCAGTTGATTCAGGCAGACGTAGCGAGTGACACATGAGCAAATGCCCTCACTGCGAACGACACAAACTTAGCGCGTCCATGTGGCGCAACGAGGCTTACAAACACGCTGGCACACCTTTGCCTTGGGAGCCTGAAGAATTGTTGCGCAAGGAATACGAGCGAGGGTTTACCGATGGGATGCAGGAACAACTGCGCCGCATCGTGGACGAAAAAATGAAAGGGACAACATGAACAGAACATCCATTGAGGCGATTAACCTTGTGCTGGCAACCTTGAATTTCGACGATGCCTATCCGGCCCAGCGTGAACTGCTGCGTGAAGCCTTGGAGGCGGCAAAGCGGAGCCAAGAACAAATCTCCGGGTTGAGCGCATTGTGTGAGACGTTGAACAAACTGCAAGAGACTGCCGTGCAGATGATCCAGCCTGCGGTGGAGGCGGCTGTTCACAAAGAACGTGAAGCCTGCGCCCGGATTATTGACGGTATGGCAGACGATATGGAGCGAGAGATGGAATCCAGCTACGCGATTTCATGGGTGAGAAGTAAAGCAGCAGAAATCAGAGCAAGGGGGAACACATGACCACCATCATCAGCTACATCGCCATGATCGCGCTGTGCGTCGCCACAATGGCCGTCGCCATCTGGGTCAGCGCCCAGGTAGAGCACAAGCCACGCGATCACCTGTGCCAGATAGCCGAGATCAGCCCAGACATGACGCCGGCAGAGAAGGAGCGCTGCCGCATGCTGCGGATGTACAAGGAGGGCAAGACGCTATGACCGCGGCCAATATGAGCAGGGGCAAGGGCACACCGTGGTACGGCAAGCTGATGACCGAAACCCTGCCCAGCGAGGTCAAGCAGATCTGGTACAGCCGGGATTACGAGCTGCCAGAACTGCCGCAGTACAAGTGGTCATGGGAACTGCAGACAGACATGGAGCCGGTGGAGAACCGGGATCTGCTGTTCAAAATCCTAGCCGACGCACCGCTGACAGATCGGGAAATGCTGGCCGTCAAGCTGATCGCCTACGACGAGGACACGCTCGACGAGGCCGGCAAGGTGCTGAACTGCAGCCGCGAACGGGTCAGGCAGATATACATGAAGGCCATGCGGAAGCTGCGGCAGCACCAGGCCAAGGTCACCGGCGTGCGGGTCTGGGAGGTTGACTGCCATGTCACAACTTGGCGAGCCTGGAAGGTGTGGGCCAGATGAGTCTGTCAAACCACCAGGTTTTCATGCTCAAGCACTTCGCCATGGGCTGGCGGTTCAAGCTCACCAACGATGTCAGGGGCAGCTGGAACACCTACTGGTCGCTGCGCCGGCGTGGCCTGGTATCTGCCGGCAGTGTGGTAACCGACCTGGGCCGCAAGGTGCTGGACAAGGAACTACAGCTGCAGGCCAAGCGGGAGGCCAAGCAATGACCAAAAACCAACCGCACCGTTGGCATTACCCGCGCATACCCAGGCCAGACACCAAGGTGCTCGAGATGGGCGAGGCACGGGTGCTGCTCACAACCTGGGAAGTCAACAAGGACAAGGAGGCGGTGGACAGGATGCTGGCCCGCTGCGACAAGCTCTACGGCAAGGGAGCCGAGGAGCGGATCAGAGGCTACATGAGATGGATTGCCAAGCATGAGCGCCTTGCCTGACACCGTAGTGCCATTCGCGCTGCCGGCCAAGCAACCCAAGATCAAGGAGCATGAGCCAACACCCGACCAGCGCAAGCTGGCGGTCATACCCATCCGCGCCTGCACAGACAAGCAGATGACCCACGGCATGATCCGCGCCCTGCTGCTGATCTGCAGCTACATCAACCGCGCCGGCATCACCTGGGTCAGCCAGGCCAAGCTGGCCAGCCAGATGGGAGTTACCCAGCAGGCCGTCAGCAAGCACCTGGTCAAGCTGACCAAGGCCGGCTATCTCGAGGTCATCCGCAAGCCCATACCAGGCCAACGGCACGCCACCTGGCGCGTCATCTTCGACCCCAGCCTGACCGCCGAGGACGCCGTGGCCATCACATCAGCCCAAGAAGACACCAGACCACCCTACATGCGAAAGGAACAAGAAGACCAGACCCCAGACCCAGATGGCCAGCGGCGCATCGCCCAGCTGATCGCCAAAGCACTCAGACAACCACCCACCAAGCAGGAGCCAACCATGCCTAAACCAGGCGAGTCCGTTACAGTTAAAAAGATGAAACAAGAAATAGCAGCACACAAGAAAAAGACCCAGCTACAACCTCCAGAGGTTGTACAACCTCCAGAGCCTCACATACAACCTCTAGAGGTTGTGCAGCCCACAACCTCAGAAGGTTGTGAAGAACGCAAGAAAACGTGTTTTAAAGAGGTTATTAGACTTCTGTACAACCAGAAAGTTGAAATGAACGAAAAACAAATTCAAGAGTCAATGGATTTCTTGTGGCCGATCTACCAGGCTGAAGGACTGACACCAGCGCCTAGCCTGCTGGCCGAGAGCATCCTGCAGATGCACCGGGACACCGCATGAGCCAGATCCTCAGCAAGGCACCTAGAAGGCCACAGGAGACGCGATCGCAGGCGGGGATAGGCATGGGTAGCCACTCACCCTTCCGCGAGCTTGTAGGCCGTTCTATGAGGTTTGTACAGAACCCAAACGAACGTATGGGTTTTGGACAGAGGGAGGGGGGTCGAGCCGTGTCCCTGGCTGGCCAGGCCGAACCATATGCGCCCAGGTGCTCGCGCCTGATACCGCGCATGATGACGCCCGCGTTGAAAGGCACCCCTTGCCCCCCCCGGTCGCCAGGTACGAGTGGGGGCCACCCGCAATTTTTCCCCTGTTTTTTGTCACAATGTTAAAAAGGAGTTAGTGATGGCTTACGAAATGAGAGCTGGACAGGGAAGCCTGTTCAAGAACGAGAAGAAGACGAAGGACACCCAGCCTGGCTACAAGGGCAAGGTGATGCTGCCTGATGGGCAGATCAGGTATGTGGACATCTGGGCGAAGAAGACTGCGGCTGGTGAGACATGGCTGAGTCTGAGCATTGGGGATGTTGTTCAAGTGAGTGGCCACTCACAGGACAAGGGCAATGGTTATCAACCGCAGAAGTCCGATGACACGGACATTCCGTTCTAATGCCCAGACCTAGAGCACGCATATCGGAGCAGATCCCCAGCCTGAAGAACTGGGGTGGTGTGCGTTCGATTGAGCGGCGCATGGATCGCAGCAATACCTTGGTGCAGAACCGGGAGGCTGTGGCCTATGCGCTGCTGTGCATGGCCAATACGAAGATCACCGACATCATGGATTGGGATGAGGCTGGCCAGGTCAAGGTCAAGCGGGCCTCGGACATCCCGGAGCATGCGCTGCAGGCGATCAAGAACATCCGGGTCAGGACTGACAAGGATGGCAATGCTACGCTGGAGGTGGAGCTATACGATAAGGTGGGGGTCTTGCGGCTGCTGGCCAAGGCCAGTGGCTTGCTCGATAGCCCGGAGGAAAACGACAAGCCCAGCGTGATTGATGTGAATGTGGTGGCCCCGCCGCCAAGGGAGTGATATGAGCAAGACCAAGGAGCAGAGCAGCCGGGAGATTAGTGCCGGCGGCTTGAGGTTTGACTTTTCGCAGTCGCCTGTGATCTACGACTTCTTTCAGAGCAATGCCTTTGTGCAGGGTCTGATGGGGCCGGTTGGGTCTGGGAAGTCTTACGGCTGCGCGGCCAAGATCTTCAAGAAGGCGATCCAGCAAAAACCCAGCCCGCATGACAACATCCGCTATACCCGCTGGGCGGTGGTCAGGAACAGTTACCCGATGCTGAAGACGACCACCATCAAGACCTGGCTGGATCTGTTCCCGGAGGCCACCTTTGGCCCCATGCTTTGGACGCCTCCTATCACCCACCACATCCGCTTGCCCGCCCGTGGCGATGCTGCCGGCATTGACTGCGAGGTCATCTTCCTGGCCCTGGATCAGCCCAAGGATGTCAGGAAACTGCTCTCGCTCGAGCTGACCGGCGCGTGGGTCAACGAGGCCAGGGAGCTGCCCAAGGCGGTGATCGACGGTCTTACCCACCGGGTTGGCCGCTACCCCACCAAGCGCGATGGCGGCGCTACCTGGCACGGCATCTGGATGGACACCAACCCCATGGATGATGACCACTGGTGGCACAACATGGCCGAGAAGGAGAAGATGACCGGCCCCTATGCCTGGAAGTTCTGGAAGCAGCCCGGCGGGGTGATGGAGGCTGACCCCGACCAGCTGCCCGACAACCCCGAGGCCAATGACCATGTTTTCTCTGCCGGCAAGTGGTGGAAGATCAACCCGGTTGCCGAGAACCTGAACAACCTGCCCGGCGGCTACTACCCGCAGATGCTGCTCGGCAAGAACCTTGATTGGATCAGGTGCTATGCCGGCGGCCTCTATACCTATGTCCAGGAGGGCCGGCCCGTCTGGCCAGAGTATGACGATAGCACCATGTCCGGGGATACTGAGGTTGACCCGTCGGTGCCGATCCAGATCGGGCTGGACTTTGGATTGACCCCGGCCGCCACCATTGGCCAGCGCCTGCCCAATGGCCGCTGGCTTATCCACAAGGAAATCGTCACCTTTGACATGGGCCTGGAGCGCTTTGGCCTCGAGCTGCTGGCCCTGCTCAACCAGTTCTATCCCAACCACCAGGTGCTGCTGTGGGGCGACCCTGCCGGCATGGCCAGGGATGCAATCTATGAGGTCACCAGCTTTGACTTTCTGCGAACCCTGGGCCTACGGGCGCAGCCGACCGCCAGCAACGATTTCAAGGTGCGCCGAGAATCTGCGGCCGCCCCAATGCAGCGCCTGATCGCCGGCAAGCCAGGCTTGATTGTCAACAGACAATGCAAGCTCCTCCGCAAAGCACTGGGCGGCGGTTACCATTTTAAGCGTGTTGCAGTCGGAGCGGGGCAAGAAAGATTCAGGGATGCACCCAACAAGAACGAGCACTCACATATTGGCGACTCATTCGGCTACCTGATGCTGGGCGGTGGCGAGTACAACCGCATGACCCGCACGCCAAGCCTGGGCGGCAGCAGAGCGCCCGGCATTGTCCTAGCCAAAACTGACTTCGAGATTTTCTAATATATCGCAACGATATACATATTAGACCATTCTCCAAAATGCCCATAGAATCTATTGGTATGAGTATCGACATCGATCCTTGTGTGGTGCATCACTTCGCTGCGGGCGTGTATGCCAAGCAGATGAGTCTGCCTGCCAACCACTATGCGATCAAGCATGTCCATGACTATGACCACCTCAGCATCCTGGCCCAGGGCCATGTGACGGTGGACATGGACGGCCATGTTGAGGAGTACCGCGCCCCGGCCTGCATCGTGATCAAGGCTGGGTGCAAGCACAGGATCGTTGCTCACGAGGATGCGGTCTGGTTCTGTATTCACGCCACTGACGAGACAGAGCCAGACAAGATGGATGAAGTTCTGATTGGAGGTTGACCATGCCATGGATTGCATTGGCCGTGCTGGCCGGTAGCGCATATCAAGCGAATCAAGCGAGAAGGTCTGCATCTGCAGCCAGAGATCAGCAGGCAACTGCCCTGCAGCAACAGGCTGCCGACCAGGCCGCCATGCGTGCCCAGTTGGCCGAGCAGACCAAGATCTACTCGCAGCAGGCATCTTCGCTTGAGTCTCAGGCCAGGACGGCCAGGGAGCAGTTCGACGCGGCGCAACTGCAGTACAGCCAGAACAAGTCCGAGATGGATCGCCGGGCCAAGGAGGTGCAGGCCGCTGCAGAAGAAGAACGCCGCAAGGCCGCAGCCGCTGAGGTATCGGCGCTAAAGGCCCGCACCCGTGGTGGCCGCAGATCCCTGCTCTCAAGCGTGCGCCCTGATGCAGAGCTTGGCATTGAGTCGCCCATGATCGGCGTCGGAACAAGGATGCAGTGATGGCCACCATTCCTCAATTCAAAGTAAAGCAGATGGCTCGCCGCAGCTCATCTGACCTGGATCGCCTGGCAAGCCAGTTTCGGCAAGGCGTCGATCAGCTGACCGGCGAATATGAGGCATCCTTCGGACAGTTCCAGCGGCAGCGTGCAGAGCAGCTGGCTCCGTTCGAGGCAGAGATGGCTCAGTACCGCAATGTGGCCATGCCTGCTTATGAGTCAGCTGCCGCCGAATACCAGCGCGCCTTGGACGCATACAACGCGCAACTCAAGGCGATCGAGGCCGACCCGGTCACAGCCAGGACGGAGCGGGTAATGGTTGGCCGCAGCTGGTACGGCAAAAAGAAGTATGCCGATGTCACGGTCTACGACCCTAAACCAATCCCCAAGTTCGAGGCAGTCAAGCCCACAACGCCTACCGCACCGACCATGCCACAGCTGGCCGAGTTCAACGCTGCCCCGTTTGAGCAACGCAAAGCCGCGCTGCAAGAGCAGTTTTCCAGAGAAACAGGCGAGCGCCGCGCCAGCCGGTTGACGGCGGCCAGCCGCAAGAGCGCACGGCCACTTCTGCAAGGAGCATGACATGGACAAGGTCGAGAAGGTGATGCGCGAGTACAAGGCTGGCACCCTCAAGTCCAGTTCTGGCGACAAGGTGACCAGCCGCAAGCAGGCGATCGCCATCGGCCTATCTGAACAGCGCCGCGCCCGCAAGAAGGGCGGGATGATGAAGGAGTACAAAACATGAAGATCGAAATCGAGATTGAAAAGAGCGGCGAGAAGGAAAAGCCCGGCATGAAAAAGCCAGAGCTTTCCGACGAGCAGAAGATGCTGATCGGCAAGAAGCTCAAGGCAAACGGTGTCTTGACCCGCATGGAGCGCGTGATGCTGGCCAGCTACCTGTTGGAAGAAAACGAGGACTGACATGGAATACAAGACACCCGTGGGCGGCTTGCGGCTCAAGCCCGACGAGATCCTCAAGCGGCAAGAGGCCGCCCAGCGTAAAAAGGACGAGTTCCAGCAGCTGTACCAGGATGCCTACGAGTTTGCCCTGCCCCAGCGTCAGCTGTATGGAGTCTGGGAAGGCAGCGCCACTGGCATGAAGAAGATGCAGCGCGTCTTTGACTCGACCGCCATCAACAGCACCCAGCGCTTTGCCAACCGACTGCAGTCTGTTGTCTTCCCGCCCCAGCGCAAATGGGCGCGGCTCGAGGCCGGCAACGACATCCCATTCGATCGCAGATCTACTACCCAGGCGGTGCTGGAACTCTACGCCGACAAGATGTTCACTGTGCTCAAGCAGTCCAACTTTGACATCGCCATGGGCGAGTTTTTGCTTGACCTGGCTGTGGGCACCGCCTGCATGATGGTGCAGCCCGGTGACGATGTGGCCCCCATCAATTTCATCCCTGTGCCCCTGTTTCTGGTGTCATACGAGGAGGGCGCAAACGGCCAGGTGGACAACGTCTACCGACGCATGCGGATGAAGGGAGAAAGCATTCAGCGCCAGTGGCCAGATGCCAAGATCCCAGACGATATGCAGCGGCGCATAGATAACAAACCGGCCGATGACATCGAACTGCTCGAGGCTACGATCCACGATCATAAGCGTGGCGACTTCTGCTATCACGTTATCGACAAGGTATCGAAGCAGGAAATTGTCTACCGCAGACGCAAGACCAGCCCATGGGTGATCAGTCGCTACATGAAGGTGGCCGGCGAAATCTACGGCCGTGGCCCGCTGATGACGGCTCTGCCAGACATCAAGACGCTGAACAAGACAAAAGAGCTATTGCTCAAGAATGCCAGCTTGGCTGTGGCAGGGGTCTACACCGCCGCTGATGACGGTGTGTTGAATCCGAACACGGTCAAGCTGGCCCCCGGTGCAATCATCCCGGTGGCTCGAAACGGCGGCCCGCAAGGCCCGGCACTGCAAGCCCTGCCCCGCTCTGGCGACTTTAACGTGTCGCAGCTGGTGATTAACGACCTGGTCGCCAACATCAAACGCATCCTGCTTGATGAGTCGCTGCCGCCTGACAACATGAGCGCCCGCTCGGCCACCGAAATCGTGGAGCGCATGAAGGAACTGGCCCAAAACCTGGGCAGCGCTTTTGGCCGTCTGATCAACGAAACGATGATCCCTCTGGTGGCCAAGATCCTCGAGGTCATGGACGAGCGCGGCCTGATCGACATGCCGCTGCGGGTCAATGGCCTAGAGGTCAAGGTGGTGCCGGTTGCTCCCTTAGCCCAGGCGCAGAACATGGAGGAGGTCAACGCCATCCTGCAGTACGCGCAGCTGCTGCCCAACTTTGGCGCAGATGGCGCGATGGCCCTGAAGAACGATATCCTGGTGGATTACTTGGGCGACAAGCTGGGCGTGCCTGCCGCTGTACGCAACAACCGTGAGGAGCGTGCAGTGCTCATGGAAGAAGCGGCCAACCAGCAGGCAATGGCCGCCATGGCGCAGGCCCAGGCAATGCAGGCCATGGGCGGCGCACCAGGTGGTCAGCCAGCCCCGGCACCTGAAGGGATGATGGCATGAGCGGATGGGATGACCTGGAGGCAGAAATAATTGACATCCGTGATGTCCAGCAACAACGAGAAGACATCGCCAGGCTATGCCTGCGGGTATTTGGCAGCGAGGACGGCCAGAAGCTGCTGACCTGGCTGCGCGGCATGTATGTGAATGTGCCGATCGCCGTGCCCGGCACTGACCCGTCCCATGCGTTTTTTGCCGAGGGGCAAAGGACGGTGGTGCGGGACATGATGGCGCGGATTCAACAAGCAAGGAACCTATGAGCGAAACCAATGACCAGCCCGGTGGCAACACTGGCCTACTGGACAGCGCGACCATCGACGACCCCAATACCCCTGCGGAAAACCCGCAGAAGACGGAAATCAGCCACAGGCCAACATCTGCAGCAGACCCTGCCGCACCGGCCTCCAACACAGGCGCACCCAAGACGCGACCCGAATACCTGCCCGAGAACTTCTGGAACTCCGAGAAGGGTGAGCCAGATCTTGAAGGCATGGCAAAGTCCTGGCGCGACCTACGGGCCAAGATCAGCAAGGGTGCTCACAATGCCCCGGCTGATGGCAAGTACGATGTCAGCAAGTTTGGCGAGGGTGCAGATCAGAACCCGATGGCCAGCACCCTGACCGGCTGGGCCAAGGACAATGGCCTGTCGCAGGCCCAGTTCGACGATCTAGTCGAGCAGCTGCAGACCAATGCCCAGCAGATTATGGCTGACGAGATGATCGACCCGGCCAAGGAGATCCAGCAGCTTGGGCCCAACGGACAGGCCGTGATCAATGGCATGGTCGATTGGGCCAGGGGCATGGTCAAGAAAGGCATCTGGTCATCCGATGATTTTGATGAATTCAAGATCATGGGTGGAACGGCTCGCGGCCTGACTGCTTTGGTTAAGCTGCGCGAGGCGTATGAAGGGCGGGTGCCCATTGAGGTTGCGCCTGTCGAGGGAGCGCCCAGCCAAGAGGAGCTTTACCAAATGGTGGGCGATCCCCGCTACAAAACAGACCCAGCATATCGGCAAAAGGTGGAGCGGATGTTCCAGCAGTTTGCCAAATAAGATTGTCTCCCTTCTGCCGCAAGGCAGTTGCCACTTGCCCCGGCCTAACCCGCCGGGGTTTTTTTGTAAAAAAAGGTGTTGACAAATTATTGGAAAGCCTATAATGCGGCCAAGGCCCACCGGGTAACCGACCCTGACCGCAGTGAGATGCTGACGAGCGGCTGCCGTAAGCAGCAAGCACAGGCCCAGGCAACTGGCTCACCGATGCGATAAACCCTGATCAACCAACCGAATGAGGTAATCAAATGAGCGTTTCTCTCTCAAACGCCTTTGTTACGCTGTTCGATGCTGAGGTCAAACAGGCTTACCAGGGCAAAGCAATGCTGGTGGGCGCTGTGCGTCAGCGTCGGGGCGTCGAAGGCTCCCAAGTGAAATTTCCGAAAGTAGGCCGTGGCGTTGCCACCGCTCGCGTGACTCAGACCGATGTGACCCCGATGAATGTCGGGTTTAGCACCGTGACTTGCACGCTTGGCGACTGGAATGCTGCCGAGTACTCGGACATCTTCTCGCAGGCCAAGGTTAACTTTGACGAGCGCTCTGAGCTTGTCCAGGTTGTCGGTAACGCTATCGGTCGCCGCCAGGATCAGCTGATTCTGGATGCTCTGAATGCTGCTACCAGCACTGGCACCGTGGCGAACTCTATTGGTGGCTCGAACACCAACATGAACATCGCCAAGCTGCGCGAAGCTGCCAAGATCCTGAACCAGAAGAATGTGCCGTCTGATGGCCGTCACATCATCATCCACGCCAATTCGTTGGCCGCGATGCTGGAGCAGACCTCGGTGACTTCTTCTGACTTCAACACGGTCAAGGCGCTTGTGCAGGGTGAGATCAACCAGTTCATGGGCTTTACCTTCCATGTGCTGGGTGACCGTTCTGAAGGCGGCCTGCCGATCGACGGCTCTAGCGACCGTACGCTGTTTGCATTCCACAAGGATGCGATCGGCTACGCAGAAGGCATCGCTCCCAAGACTGAGATCAACTACATCCCCGAGAAGACCAGCTGGCTTGTCAATGCGCTGTTCTCGGCTGGCTCTGTTGCGATCGACAGCGAGGGTATCGTGAAGATCACCGCCCGCGACACTGCGGCTGCGGCTTAATAGGAGGGTCTGAAAAATGGCTTACTCTGCAGATGGCTTTACCGCCTACAGCGCCAGCAAGCGTGGCAATGCCCCGTCGATGTATGGTTACAAGACCACCGACGCCATTGCTGACGTCAACACCAGCGGGTATTTCAACTCGCTGGCCAACACCCTTGAGGTGGGCGACATCATTCACTGTGTGACTTCGACCGGCACAACCGCCGTTGTCACCCTTGTGTATGTGGTGTCCAACGCCTCTGGTGTGGTGGATGTGACTGACGGCACCACGTTGGCGAACACCGACGGCGATTGATCGTCGGCATCAAGAACTGGGCCAGCCACTGAGTACTCGGGGGCTGGCCCTTCTTACATCACGAGGACACTATGGCCGCAGGCGATACAGGAATCACTATCTGCTCAGACGCACTGTTGCTGCTGGGCGCGAAGGCCATTTCGTCCTTTAATGATGGCACAGATGAGTCGAGCGTTTGCGATCGACTTTACCCAGATATCCGCGACTCCACCCTCAGCATGTACCCGTGGAGTTTTGCAACCAAGAAGGTGCAGCTTGCCCAGCTGGTGACTGCGCCGACCAATGTATGGCAGTACGCATACCAACTGCCAGGCGATCGCCTTGCTGGCCCGCGTGCTGTATATGACACTGCCGCAGTGGGTGCCAATGTCCGCAGGGAGTGGGAGATCCAGGGCGATCAGCTGCTGGCCAATCTGCCGGCGGTCTACATTGATTACCAGTACAGCGTGCCTGAGTACGCAATGCCGCATTACTTCGTGCAGCTGCTCAAGTACATGGTGGCATGGCACATTGCAGAGGCTATTACAGAGCAGCAAGACAAGGCCAACAAATGGCAGCGAGTGGCCACTGGCGACCCGTCTGAGAATGGCCGTGGTGGCTACTTCAGGCAGGCGACCCAGATTGATGGTCAGAGCAACCAGATCCGTATCATCGACGATTACACGCTGATCGCAGTGAGGAACTGATGAGCCGCTTTGTCGAGGTTCAAACCAATTTCAGTACGGGAGAGCTTGACCCGCTGCTGCGCTCTAGGATTGACCTGCAGCAATATGCCAATGCGCTGGCCAAGGCGACCAATGTTTTGATCCAGCCCCAGGGTGGCTTGCGCCGCCGGCCTGGCACTAAGCATACCCTCGAGCTGCCAAACACCAGCACCGAGTCTGCTGGCAACGGCGTGCGCCTAGTGTCCTTTCAGTTTTCTGTAACTGACAGTTACATGCTGTGTTTCACGCATCAGCGCATGTATGTGATCAAGGCCGGCAATGTGGTGGCCAACATCAATGGCAGCGGCAATAACTATCTGGCGATTACCGCGTTGACCAGCGACATGGTTGACGATATGTGCTGGACACAGAGCGCCGACACATTGATTGTGGTGCATCCTGATCTGCAACCAATCAAGCTAGTGCGTGGTGCTACAGACGCAAGCTGGACGGCCACCACAGTCACGTTTGACAGCATCCCAAAGTACGCATTCAACATCGACTTCCACACCAACAACGGCTCAACGCTGACACCGTCTGCGGTGGCTGGCAATGTGACGTTGACCGCCTCGACAACGCACCACGACAGCGGCGCAGCGCAGGCCGGCACCAGCACCACCATTACGCTGAAATCGACGGCCAGCGCCACCGACGACATCTACAACGGCATGTATGTCACCATCACCAGCGGCACTGGTGCTGGTCAGGTAAGGCTCATTGAGGACTATGTCGGCAGCACCAAGGTGGCCACCGTCGATGTCGCGTTCACCACAGCGCCAAACGCCACCAGCAATTACGAGATCACTACCTGGACGACCCAATCGGTTAACCAGTACGTCAACGTGCAGCCGCAGGGGCGGGCCAGGATTCTGCGCTATGTCTCTGCAACCGTGGTCGAAGCGGTGACCGAGTACCCGTTCTTCAACACGAATGCCATTGATGCTGGCCGCTGGGAGCTGGAGCACAACTACGAGGATGTTTGGTCAAGCACCAAGGGTTGGCCGCGCACGGTCACCTTCCATGAGGGGCGTCTGTACTTTGGCGGCAGCAAGTCCCGGCCTAGCACCATCTGGGGCAGCAAGATCGGGCTGTTTTTCGACTTTGTGCCAACCGAGTCTCTAGACGATGATGCGGTCGAGGCAACGCTGGACACAAATGAACTCAACGTAGTAACAGACATCATCAGCTCGCGTGACTTCCAGGTGTTCACTACTGGTGGCGAGTTCTATGTGCCGCAACAAGGCACAGACCCGATCACGCCTCTGACCTTCACATTCAAGAACGTCAGCCGCAACGGCATCAAGCCTGGCACCAGGGTGCTGACTCTGGAAACCGGCTCGGTCTACATCCAGCGCCAGGGCAAGAGTCTCAACGAGTTTGTGTTCTCTGACACGCAGCTGACCTATATCACGCAGCGTATCTCTCTGCTATCTGGCCATCTGCTCAAGGGGCCGCAGCGTATTGCTATGCGCCGTGCATCCAGCACAGACGAGTCTGATCTGCTACTGATGACCAACACCACAGATGGCAGCATGGCCGTGTTTTCGGTGATGCGTAGCCAGCAGATCACCTCGCCCAGCGAGTTCACCACCGATGGCGAGTTTGTCGATGTGGGCGTGGATGTGACCGACATTTACTGTGTGACAAAGCGGGTGTTTAATGGCACCACTAGGTACTTTGTTGAGCGCTTCATGGACACGCTGTATACGGACTGTGCTTTTACGGGCGGTGCTGCTGCCAGCGCAAGCAGTCTGCCGCATATTGCCAAGTCTCTCAATGTGATCACTGATGGCGTGCCGCAGTCCAACGAAACCGTCAGCGGTGGCGGCTCTGTCACATTTGACCGGGCAAGTACGGTCAGCTATGAGGTTGGCCTCCCATACACCGTTTACCTAAAAACCATGCCTGTGGAGCTGAAGCTGCAAACTGGGCAGCGCATTGGGTTCAAAAAGCGCATTGTCGAGATCAGTGCGATTTTGAAAGACACTCAGGAATTGAACATCAACAACCAACCTGTCACCACCAGACTGTTGGACAACCCTCTGCTTGATCTGCCGATGCCTACATTCACGGGCATCAAGCGGGTCAATGGCGTGCTGGGTTACAGCCGGGAGCAAGCTATCGAAGTGACGCAGACCTTGCCGCTCAAGATGACCCTACTCGGTCTTGATTACCGGGTAGCAGTTTACGCAGGAACCTAAACCATGGCCGCACCTACTCCTCCCACCGTAATGGGCATGTCTGAAGGCCAGGCATTTTCTGTGTCTGGCATGCTGCAGTCCTATGCTGCCTCACAGTATCAGCGGGCGGCTGCGATCCAAGAGCAAACTGGCTACCTGCTCAAGGCCAGAGACACCCTGGCCGTTGCCGAGGTGCGTGCCGACATGGACGCACAGTATGCTCAGATCCAATCTGGCCGCATGCTGCAGAAGGCAGAAACAGAGGCCATGAACTGGCAGATCCAGGGCAACAGTCTGCTCAGGAATTTACGGGCAACCAATGCCTCGCTGCGGGCTAGAGCTGCTGCGAGTGGGGTGGTGGCCGGTGAGGGTTCTACTCAGGCAGTGGCCGCGCAGAATGTGCAAGCTACCATGCGTGACCTGGCCGTGACGGACTACAACGCGCTGGCGGCAAAGGTGCTGGGGTTTGAGGATGCGACGGCGCTGCTGCAATCTACTGATCTGCAGAGAACGCTCACCCTGTTTTCTGCTGGCCGGCAGGCTGGCCAGTATGAGCAGGCCGCTTCTGCTGCTCGCGGGCGCACAATGCTTGCCAACATTAACCTGGCGAAGGACATTACGGACTTCGCAAGAACAGTTTCCCGGAGCTAACCATGGCAACCCAACGCATTGAATCAGGACGGGTACAGATATCTGGGCCTGGTGGCGGTGTTCCCATGCGACAGGTGGAGCAGCCCGGCGTTAACTATGTGGGCAGCCAGGTGCAGGCCCAGACATCGAGTGCCCTGTCTCAGGCTCTTGACCGCATGGGCGCTGTTCTGTTTGAACAGGCCGGCAGGATGGCCGAGCGCGAGGCGATGCAGTTTGCTGTGGCCAATGAGCCAACTGCCGCGCAGATTGAGGCCGCCAAGAACGGTGACCTGGCATCACTCAACCTAAGCGACAACCCTTTCGGGATCTTCCAGCAGACGCTGCAAAAAGCACGCAGTCTGCAGCTGGCCAACAAGTTTGAGCAAGAGGGCCGCACAGAGTTGGTCAAGATGCTCAACCAGGTGCGGATGGGTCAGGCCACATCCGAGCAGGTGCAAACCAAGATCGACAACATGATCAAGGGGCTGGGCACTGTTGTGGGCCGGCTAGATCCTGATGCTGCGCTCAAGTTCCGCGCAACCATGGCCACGCAGGGCAGCACTATTTTGAGGTCTGCTCTTGACTTGGAATATGAGCGTGCGATCAACCAAGGTCGAATTAAGTTTGATCTTGATTTTGATCAGAATGTGCAGCTGCTTGAGAACGCAGCGATTGCAACGCCCGACCAATTTACAAACCTGGCCGATGTATTCCAGCTAACGATCGCCAGGAACGCGGTCACCCTGAACGATCCGACGCTGCAGAAAGAGGCCAGCACCAAGGCCATTACTGCTATCCGCAACGCCAGGATCGCTGCGCTGACTCGCTACATGACTGAGACTATTGGCAGAGAAAAGCCAGAGAAGATGCTGGAGGCTTTGCGAGAGGGCGTGGTCGGCAACATGAATGTGCATTGGAAGCACTTCAGAAATGTTGACAACGAGGCTCTAGGCATTGTTGAGAAAAACTATCTCGAGGCGGTCAAGCGCAGGAATGAAGGCATTGCGGCTACCCTTGTAGATTCTGAGCGCACAGGCAACACCATCCTGCAGCGCATGTATACGACCAGAGATCCTGGTTTGCAAAGACGGCTATTGGAAGAACTGCAGACTCATCCAGTATCGGCAGAAACGATAAAGAAGGCCAGGGATTGGATTGACTCGGCGCAGGCTACAGACCCGCCATACAACAATCTAGCCGCACTATCGCAAATCACATCACGGGTGGCTGCTGGTCTTGCTACTGAGCAAGAGATCATCAACGCGCCATTGCAACGCGCTACAAAAGAAAGATTGCTCGCAGCAAGGGCTAATCCAGGCGATGACCTCAAGTATTCCATTGACATGATCAACAGGGCTGTCGGCATTCAGCAGAGTGGCATGCCGCCAGAGATTGCTAATGCTGAGGCGCGTGAGCTTGCCAACTCGACCAGGAACACGCTGGTGTCTTCGTTGATGCAATACGCAACTACGCCCGGTGACAATGGTAGGTTGCCTTCACCTGAAGACATCCGCAGGAAAGGCGATGCACTTGCCAAGCAAGCTGCGCCTGGCATGTCTCGAGTCTTCCAGCAGGCTGCTGATGCAAACAGAAATCAGGCACAGCTATCAATCCCAGAGTTGCGTGGTGTGGACTTGAGGGATGATGCTGCAGTAGAAAGAGCGTTGGCAGAAGCCATCCGTAAAAAAGCATCTTCAGCAGACATCAACAATGCGCGGTCTGCGATTGAGAGTTTTAGAGCCAACATGGGCAGGGTTAGCCAAGGAGGCCAGCAATGAGATCAAAGCAGCCGACCATTGAAGACATCTACATGGCTGACTATTTCATCACCGCGCCTGGCGTGCGCGAGGGTCTGCTTGACCGCGCCAGCACTGGTGACGATGATGAGGTGGTCACACAGGAAACTGACGATGGCCCGGTTGTGTATTACCGCACATCCTATGGCGAGATGATGCCTGTAGGCCGGCCCATCATGCTGGCGGCCGGCCCGTCCGATACCGTAACAGATGCTGGGCCTGCGGTGCGTACTGGTCGCGGCGGTGTGCCGTTGCGGCCGCCGAGCATGCGCGACATCACCGAGCCGGCCAAGGGCATGGCTGACATGCTGGCCGCCACGGGCAAGGGATTGGTGCAGGGCTTTGTCGGTCTGCCTGGTGACATCGAGGCGCTGACCTATGGCATCAAGGAGATATTCAACCGTAATGCTGGAGAGGGCAAGCTGGACGCATTCTTGCGTGGCTTCCAGAGTGGCACTGTGCTGCCCCGGACAGATGAGGTCAAGAAGTGGCTTGACCAGAATGTAGGGCAGGTTGGTGGTGGCAACGTGCCCTATGAAAGCATGGGCGAGGTGGTGGCACCTGGTGGCCAGGTTCGCGCTGTTACCGCAACTGCCCGAGCAGTAGCACCGACTGTTGGCCGCATGGCTGGCGACCTATTGCAGCGCCAAGGGTTGATGCCCAATATCGTGCCGCCTGGCCCGAACATTGTCAGCACCCGCCTGCCGACCGCGGTTAAGGCAACTGAAGACCCGCTGGCCAACCGATTAGTGATCAATCTAGAAGCAGCAAAACTAGATCCCAAGGCGTTTGCTCACAATGTCAGCCTGGTCAAACAGTATCCAAATGTCCTGACACGCGGCAGAACTCCTGACCGCGTGGCAGAAGACTTCATTACACAAGTCAAAGACAACTTGCTGTATCTGCATGACCAGGTGCCAGAGGCGACCAGGCTCCGCAGCCGGCTTTGGTATGACGGCGCACGAACCATTGCCGATCGTTTTTCTAGCGACTATGGCGTGCCAGATCAAGCTGTGGCTGGTGTGCTGGCTGTACTATCGCCACAGAAAGATTGGTTCATGAATGTCAGTCTTGGGCAGCGCGTGCTTGACATCATGAGCGCACAGCAGTCAACACGCTGGGACTCCAGCATGGACGACATTGCTCGGCAAATTTGGAAGAAGGACAAATATGCCCCAATGCTGGCCGCGATTAGGGGCAAGACTCTTGGAGAAATAACAAAACCTGGGTTGCAGGCAATGTGGCTGCGTACTTATGACCAGGCCAGGAATCCCAAGTCTCATCAGATTGTCAGCCCAGAGGGCAACTTTATGGGCATCCGAATGAATGCTGATGGCAGGACTCCAACTGGCACATCGTGGGGATCTCTCAATGAGATAGGCAAGGCTGTCTCTATTTTCCGTGACCCGCGCAGAGAAGTGATTTCCACCAACCTTGGCGATGCCCACAAGGTGCGTAACTTCTACAACAATATCTATGCGCCCAATGATCCTGCCGGCCCGGTGACGATTGACACCCATGCTGTGGCGGCCGGCCTGTTGCGCCCACTATCTGGCAACAGCCGAGAGGTCAAGCACAACTTTGGCGGTGGGCCGAAAGGTGAGCGCGGTACCGCAGACAGCGATATAACGGGGGTCAAAGGAACCTATGGCCTCTATGCTGAGGCATACCGTAGGGCTGCAGAGGAGCGTAACATTCTGCCCCGCGAGATGCAGTCCATCACCTGGGAGGCGGTGCGCGGCTTGTACCCAGACACATTCAAGAGCCAGTCTAAAAATGTCCAGCAGATAGATGACATCTGGCTACAATATCGCAAAGGAAAACTGTCCCTCGAGGAGGCACGAAATGAAGTCATTAGAGCAGCAGGAGGAATCAGACCTCCAGAGTGGGAAGCCGCTGGACTACGTGGTGCAGCTGCTCCAGGACTTCAACCTGCCGGTAACGCGGGAGAACTACCTGGATCTGGCGTACCCAGAAGGGGTGCCAGAGGATCTGGACGAAACAACCCTCCCGCAGGAAATCAGGCTGGCGTAACCGGGGGCCAGCAGTCTCCACAGACAGGGGCTGAATAATGGCTATCCCACCACTCTCTGAGCGCCTCAACTCCATGCTGCCTGCTGCCCAGGAGCAGCCGCAGCAACCGCAAGAAGATCCCCTCAGCGCCATCCTGCCAAAGCAGACCGTAGAGCAATACGAGCCTGTGGCCGGGTTGGTTGACCGGCTGATTGTTACCCCGCTCAAGGTCATTCAGCAGGGCACGACCACGGCCCCCAAGGTAGTTGACCAGGCAGGGGCCAGGGCCGCCCAGGAGGCCGTACAAGGCGCTGCACAGGCAGCGGAGAGGGATGCTACCCGTGGGGCCGTTCAGGCCGTCAGAGAGGCCGTTACGCCCCGTCGCAGGCCACCGGCACGGCAACCTCAGCAGGCAACTGTGCAGCCGGCCACACAAGAGCAGATGGCCACGGCTATCCGGGCGGCTGACGAGGCTTTGCAGAATGCACCACCTGGCAGTGTGCCAGCTGTGGCTCCCGAGGCCGTTGGCCCAGAAGTGCCTGGTGTTGTCATTCGTGAAGTTACGGCAGAGGATGCCAATAAATTCCTGTCTGGAGTAGACGCCCCGGCGGTCGGCGTTGACTTCAATTTCAACTATATCCAGGCACCAGAGGATATTGACCGGGTGATTGACGCAACCAGCCAGGCATTTGCCAGGCAGACGGATGCGGCCAAGCGCGGCGTGGTGTCGGACGAAGCGCTGCGCGACATGGCCACCAGGCTGAACATTGCGCCAGAGCTGCTGCAGATGCGCGTGGGCGAAACCATGAACGCTGAGAAGCTGCTGGCCGCCCGGCACTTGCTGGTGCGCTCTGCTGCCTCGCTGCAGGACATGACCACCAGGATCAAGAACATGCCGGCAGGCACTGAGGATGACAACCTGCTGCTGCAGTTTCGCAACCAGCTGGCCACCCATGCTGCGATCCAGATGCGCCTGAAGGCCGCACAGACTGAAACTGCCCGTGCCCTGCGGTCATTCCGCTTGCCGGTCGATGGCACCGCCGGCATCTCTGACCCGAACCAGATCACCGCCCTGCTCAACGAGATGGGTGGCCGGGCCAACATGAAGAACCTGGCCACAGCTTACCAACAACTGACACTGGATCAGCAGGCCCGCTTTACTGAAATGGCCGGCACCACTACCCAGCAGCTGGGCAAGATCTGGAAAGAGATGTACCTGTCCAGCCTGATGTACGCGCCAGCCACCACTGAACGTGCATTTTTTGGCAACATGATCCTGACGCTGGCCAGGGGCATGGACACTGCTTTTGCCTCCACTGTGGGCAGGGCTGTGGATAAGACTGTAGTATCTCCGATCTTCGGATCAAACAGCTCTGACTCGGTAACGATTACCGAGGCGGTAGTTGAGATGGCCAACTTTTTCCACAGCTTGCCCAATGGTTTGCGAGCTGGCTTGAAGGCGTTTGTAGAAGATGCGCCTGTTTATCAGGTTGGCCGCGATGTGGATAAGACGCCAGACCCCGCCATCAGCGCCAGGCTGTTTGCTGACCCGAACACGCCAATGGCTCATGCTGTGGACTTTTTGGGCAAGGCAGTGCGCCTGCCATTCCGCAGCATGCTGGCCGTCGATGAGATGGGCAAGGCAATGATCGCCCAGATGGAAACCCGCAGGCTGGCGGCCAGGGATGCGCTAACGGCGATCCGCAATGGCGTAGATGTTGACGCTGCTCTGGATGGCATGGCCCTGCAGATCAGCAGTCCAGATGCCCGCACTCTAGACCGGGTGCATCAGGCTGTGCTGGACGGCACCCTACAAAGCGACCTGGGTAGCTTTGGCCAGGCGCTGATGACCATGCGGAATAAGCTAGATCAAATCCCGATTGGCCCTGTTGGCACGGTGCTGGCTCCGTTTATCAAGACGGTGATTAACGCACAGAAGCAGATGGTGGCCCGCACGCCACTGCTCAACTTTGCATTGGATGAGATCAGGGCTGACATGGCGGCCGGTGGTGCCCGCCGTCAGATGGCGCTGGGCAAGATGAGCCAGGGTGCTGCTTTCATGGGCTTTGGCTACTACATGGCGCTGGAAGGCACCATCACCGGCGCTGGGCCGACCGATCCCAACCGCCGCAAGTTCTTGCAAGAAAGCACTGGCTGGATGCCTTATTCCATCAAGGTTGGCGAAACACCTGAAGGCAGAGCGATTTACCGCAGCTATGCCGGCCTCGAACCGATTGGTGGCATGCTGGCCATGGCGGCAACACTGGCCGAGATCGGATCGGTCTACGGTAAAGAAGACGACGACGAATGGCATGACCTTCTGCTGTACTCGGCACTGCTGCCGTTCAAGTACATAGGAGAGCTGCCATTCATGCAAGGCATGGCCAACCTGACCGAGATGATTGAGCAAGTCAAGCGCGATCCTAAAGGCGAGAATGCCAGTGCGGCTGCCAATAAATTCTTTGGCGGTATAGCGCAAACCATGGTTGGCGGTGTAGTTCCAGTGCCAATGCCAGCCGGCGGTCTTATCCGTCAGATCGAAAGCGTACTTGACCCGGCCAGGCGCGAGGTAACGCTGGACATGAGCCTGCCTCCAGAGAAGCGTTATTTTGATTTCCTGTTCCGCACCTGGCTGGCCAAGACTCCGATCCTGTCAGAGGGCATGCCTCCAACCAGGAACATCTGGGGCGAGGTGGTGACCACTGGTGAGCCTGATGCCCTGTCATTCATCATCCCGTTCCACAAGAAGGAGCGCGATCTCGATTCGACAGAGCAGCGGCTGCTGGACATTGCCAAGGCTCGGCAGAGCTTCCCGCTGAATAAGCCTCAGCGTACCGTGGCCAACATCAGGCTCAATGACTCTGAGTACAGCACCATGCTTGAACTGATGAACAAGACCTTGGTCGATGGCAAAACCTTCAAGCAGGCGGTGCAGGCAGAGCTGGTCAACCCGGCTTTTGTGGCCGAGATGAATCGCGGTGCCTATGAGGGAATTGCCAGCCGACTGTCATCTGTAATGGGCCGGTATAGGGATGAGGCGATCGACTCTCCAGGCTTTCAGCAGCTGCATCCTGACGCATTCATGCAGATCCAGAAAAACCGCATGCTGGCCGAGCGCCGCTATCAGCAACCAGAGAGAAGGCCACTAGCCACAGAAGGCCAGTAACCCTACAATTTGACAGAGAGGATTGAATCATGCCAGTGCCAATTTCCAATGTGACCCGGCGTGCGGTCTATGCGCCCAGCGGTGCTGGTGGCGCTGGCCCCTATGCGTTCACCTTCGAGATCCTTGCCGCGACAGATATCGCGGTCTACAAGGACGATGTGCTGCTAACGCTGACCACCCACTACACGGTGACGATCAACGCCAATGGCACCGGCTCGGTGACCATCACGGCAGCCGGCCTGGCCCTGTCTCCCACCAGCCCGACCCAGTACGCCATCGTTGGCAACCGCACCATTGCCAGGACTACTGACTTCACCACTGGCGGCGATTTCTTCGCAAACGTGTTGAACGATGAGCTTGACCAGCAGACCATCTTTAACCAACAAAATTCTGAAGGTCTGCAGCGTGCTTTGGTGGCCCCGCAGACTGATCCGACCACTATCAACATGATTTTGCCGAGGGCAACGCTGAGGGCCAATAAGACCCTCGGCTTTGACGCAAGTGGCAATCCATCCCTTGGTGAAACGCTGGGAACCAACCGAGGCAATTGGGCATCTGGCACAACTTACTATGTGCGAGACATTGTCAAAGACACGACCAACAATAACATTTGGCAGTGTGTAACCCTGCACACCTCGAGCGGTTCGCAGCCGATCAATACAAACACAGACAGCGCCAAATGGACGCTGCTTGTGGATGCAGCTTCGGCCACCACATCTGCATCTAATGCTGCAGCATCCGAGTCTGCTGCAGCTGCATCTGCTGCACTTGCAAATGATTGGGCGACTAAGACCAGTGGGGCTGTCGCTGGTGGCGAGTTTTCTGCCAAGTACCACGCCCAAGCGGCAGCGACATCTGCGAGTAATGCCAGCACCTCGGCCAGCAATGCATCAAGCAGCGCAACAGCTGCAAGCAATGCACAGACCGCTGCAGAAGCTGCACGCGATCAGACGCTGGCTGTGTACGACTCATTCGACGACCGCTACCTGGGCAGCAAGACAAGCGACCCGAGTGTTGACAACGACGGCAACGCGCTGGTGGCTGGTTCGCTGTATTTCAACAGCGTGTCTGGCATCATGAAGCTGTACACCGGCAGCGCTTGGGTTGCGGCCTATGTGCAGGGCGTGGCGTCCAGCATCAACTTCACACCAGCTGGCGGTGTCGCGGCCACCAACGTGCAGACGGCCATTGAGGAAGTTGACAGCGAGAAGCTGGCCAAGGCGAGCAACCTGTCTGACTTGGCCGACGCAGCCACAGCTCGGACAAACTTGGGTCTGACCATCGGCACCAACGTTCAGGCTTATGACGCTGACTTGACTACCTTGGGTGCTGGTGGAGCGTCTGCTCGGTCATTCCTTGGTCTGGCCATCGGCACAGATGTGCAAGCGTATGACGCTGACACAGCCAAGACCGATGTGGCCCAGTCATTCACTGCAGCCCAGCGCGGCTCGGTGTCTGCGCTCACTGACGGCGCGACAATCACGCCCGACTTTGCGGTGGCCAACAACTTCAGCGTGACGCTGGGCGGCAACCGCACGCTGGCCAACCCGACCAACCTGGTGGCTGGGCAGTCAGGCGTCATCAAGATCACGCAAGATGGCACCGGCTCTCGCACGCTGGCCTTCGGCAGCTATTGGGACTTCGCGGCTGGCACTGCGCCAACACTGACAACCGCCGCCAACGCTGTGGACATTCTGGCTTACTATGTTGACAGCACAACCAACATTACAGCCCGTTTGATCGGGGATCGCAAATGAGCGTAGTTAACGCCATCCCACTGCTCTTGGGTGACGAGGGCTACAACATCAGCCGTTCTGTGCGGCTGCGTTCAAGTGCGTCTGCTTACTTCAGCCGTACACCGGGGAGTGCTGGCAATCGTCAGATCATGACATTTTCGTGGTGGATAAAACTTGGAAATTTTGCTGGCTCCATATTTGGCGCACAGACAACAAACAACCCTCGTTTTCAAATCTATTACAACGGTTTGTCTGACGGTCGTTTCGAGTTGTTTCAATCAGACGGTGGTGGCAGCACTGTTTCTTATGTTCTTAACACCGCAAGATCACGCGACACTAGTGCGTGGTATCACTTTGTTGTCTCAATAGATACTACACAAGGTACAGCATCTAATAGAGTTAAGTGGTATCAGAACGGTGTTCAGCTAACATCTTTTGACACTGCGTCCTACCCTGCTCAAAACACAAACTTCGACTGGAATAGTTCTGGCACAGTTCACAATATTGGCAGACAGCCAAACGCAAGCGGGTATGTTGACGGCTACCTCACCGAGATCAACTTCATTGACGGTCAAGCCCTGACACCATCCAGCTTCGGTGAAATCGATGCCATCACTGGCGTATGGAAGCCTAAGAAGTACGCTGGCACATACGGCACAAACGGCTTCTATCTGAACTTCTCAGACAACAGCAGCAACACCGCAGCCACCATCGGCAAGGACTACAGCGGCAACGGCAACAACTGGACACCGAACAACATAAGCGTGACCAGCGGGGCCACCTACGACTCGATGCTGGATGTGCCGACGCTGTGGGCTGATGGCGGGAATGGGCGGGGGAATTACGCAACTTTGAATCCGCTCAACATCAACAGGCCGACCATAATCGACGGCAACCTGCGGGTGACAGGCGGCGACCTCATTGGGCTATCGACCATTGGCATGACATCGGGCGCGTGGTACGCCGAGATGACTGTGACCACCGTTGGAACGGAAACGTCTTGCGGCATTGCACAAGCCCCCACTGGCGGCACAGGCTCGTCCTACGTTGGTTCTACTGCAACCTCTTGGGGCTACTACGCTGGCAACGGCAACAAGTACACAAACGCAAGCTCGGCCACTTACGGCGCGACCTACACCAGTGGCGATGTCATTGGTATTGCATTTGACGCTGACGCTGGAACGCTTACCTTCTACAAAAACGGAACCACTCAAGGCGCGGCCTACACTGGCCTGACAAGCGGGCCTTATTACTTTGCTGTCAGTGGTAGAACATCGGGAACGGCAAACAACGTATCAATAAACTTCGGCCAGCGCCCCTTCGCCTACACGCCGCCTAGCGGCTTCAAGGCGCTGAACACGCTGAACCTGCCCGAGCCGACGATTAAGAAGGGCAATCTGTATTTTGACGCCAAGACGTATACGGGCAACGGAAGCACACAAAGCATCACAGGGATGGCTTTTGCGCCCGACTTGGTTTGGATTAAAAGTCGTTCAAGGGCAGACCCTCACGATGTTTATGACACGGTTCGTGGCGCACCTAAAGCACTTTATCCAAACCTAACTGACGCAGAATATACCGTTGCAAATGGATTCCAAAGTTTTGACAGCGCAGGATTTTCTCTCAATGGCTCTGGCGGAGGCGGCAACGTAAACTTTAATGGCGCAACTTACGTTGGCTGGCAATGGAAAGAAGGCGCGACGCAGGGCTTCGATATTGTGACGTATACGGGGACGGGTGTGAACCGCACAGTGGCGCACTCGCTTGGTGTTGCGCCGAGCATGATGATTGTGAAGCGTAGGGACTCTGCAACAAACGGCGATTGGTTCACCTACCATGCAAGCCTTGGTAATGCAAACGCTGTTTATTTAAACCTCACCAACGCCTCTGCGGGTTCTGGTGGAGCTTGGAACAACACATCGCCAACAAGCTCTGTCTTCACTGTTGGAACGTCAACAGGCGTTAATGCAAACGGCAGCACCTACGTCGCCTACCTCTTCGCTGAAGTCGCAGGCTTCTCGCGCTTCGGCAGCTACACCGGCAACGGCAGCGCGGATGGGCCGTTTGTGTTTTGCGGGTTTGCTCCAGCGTTCATCATGCTCAAGCGCACGGACAGCACCGGAAACTGGACGATGTATGACCGCGCTAGAAGCACAAGGAACCCAGACACAAAAGTGCTTTACCCCAACTTGTCGAATGCAGAAGACGCATCAACAGACCACTTTGATTGGCTGTCTAACGGCTTCAAGATGAAGTCAACCAACCAGAACACTAACGGCGGAACCTTCATATTTATGGCTATGGCCGAACACCCATTCAAACTTTCCCTTGCGAGGTAATCATGTTTTTGCTCAACGGTAACCCTCTGCCACTCGACACACCTTTTGACGCTAATGGTGTGCAATACCCCGCCAACTGGTTGCGCCTGACCAGCTCGGAGGAGAAGGCGGCCATCGGCATCACCGAGGTCGCTGATCCTGCACCGCATGATGACCGCTTCTACTGGGCGCCTGGCGTGCCGAAGGATCTGGAGCAGCTCAAGAAGCAGATGACGGAGCAGGTCAAGGCGACGGCTGGCTCGCTGCTCGCGCCGACCGATTGGAAGATCGTCCGCGCTGCCGAGGGTGTCAAACCTGCGGACGCTGACACCTTGGCAAAGAGGACGGCCATCCGCGCTGCCTCTGATGCGAACGAGGCTGCAATAGCGGCTTGCACAAGCGTGGATGCGCTGGCCTCTTTGCAGATTACCTGGCCTGTTGACGATGAGGTGTGATGATGGAGCCGGTAGAGATTGACCCGATCAAGTACGGTGCAATGTGGCAGCGCGTCAATGACTACGAGCGTCGATTCGAG